AAAGCTACAAGAAGTTGCAGTTTTCCCTCCTGTACTGTGCAGTTACCGGTATGACTGCACAGTCGGGTAGGCAACAGGCGGGAATTTTAAATGCAGTTAGCACCGATTTCAATTTGCCGTCTTACACAATGAAGTTCTTCCTTGGAACCTGAAAGAACAATCACATCATCCATATATCTGACCACATACTTGATTCCAAGTTCTTCCTTCATCCAGTGGTCAAAATATGCAAGATAATAATTTGCAAGGAACTGTGACAGGTATGAACCAATTGGAACACCCTTTTCATGTGGTGATGAATCAATTATCATGTCCAACAGGTCAAGAAGTTCACTGTCCTTGAATTTCCTTCTTAACATCATTTTCAGGATTCCATGGTCAATTGATGGATAGAATTTTTTCACATCCATCTTCAGACAATACTGTGTTCCATTCCAGTCCTTCAAATACTTGTTCAGAAGTTTCTTTGCATGTGTGATTCCCCTGTTCTTGATGGATGCACAAGTGTGTGAACAGAATACTTCCATGAAGATTGGTTCAATCTGAAGCATGACCGCCCACTGGATGATTCTGTCAGGGAAATATGGAAGTTTTGCAAGTTCCCTTTCTTTTCCCTTGTCATTGATGGTTGTGACAGTGTATCTGTCAGGTGTGATTTTATATGTATGATTGACCAACATTTCATGGATTTCCATGATGTATCTGTCAAGGTCTGCATCCACCATCTTCACTTCCTGATAGAACAATTTGTCCTTCCTTGCATTCTTGTGTGCTTCCTTCAAGTTGTTCACACTGCAAATCTTTTTGTAAATATCCCCATATCTTTTCAATTTTGATGTTTCCTTTCCTGAATTTTCGTCACAAAACAAAGATGACAGGGATTGAACTTCAGGAAGTTCCCTGTCATCTTTTAACTACTAATACAGTTTGAAATTTTTGTTTGTGTTTTGCCAAGTGGCAGGGTGACAGATTCACCATGTAAAACTAATACCTATTTGGAAACAATAGGTGAGAAGTGACATTCGCATTAGAAGTAGAAGAAGTATTATTCACATTAAGTTGAAAAGTACCTGCATTAGAAGCATTATTCCAATTACCACTGAATTTCATAACACAAGAAGTATACAAATTAGCATAATCTTTTTTATGTTGTGGTGATTTAACCTTCTGCAACAGGGAAATGAAAAACCTTCCTGTCACTTATCTGTCACCCATATTCAATTTTTATTATTTGCCTTTCCGCTTATACATACATCAGGCGAGAAGCGACACTCGCATAAGAAGCAGAAGAAGCATTATGCACAGTAAGCAGAAAAGCACCCGCATGAGAAGCATAATACCAATTACCACCGAATACCATAACACAAGAAGTATACAAATAAGCATAATCACAGAAGTATGTGGTATCTGAACCATTGACTTCCTTTGCAACAAATCCTGTGTCTGTTCCACCCTGTGGTTTGGACATGTAGTTTCCAATGTTTGCAGTTGCACCCTGTCCCTGATTGGTCTGTCCTTCTGCACTTGTAGAATCACTGAACAATGAAGGGATGAAGCATGTGAACATGTTTCTGTTTGCATCTGTTGTAAATCCGTCAACCCACTGCCAAATGTTTCCCCAAAAATCTTCAATACCAAGACATTTCACCTGATGATTTTGGTCTGTCATGTATGAAGGATTTGTGGACTTGATGACTTCACAGTTCATTCCATAAGCATTTGCACCACCAGTGTTCACTGCCCTGTTTGTGCTTCCATCACCATGATTGGAATTTACATATCCATATCCAACTGCAACCTGACTGTTCAGGTGATGGAACTGCATCAGATAACAAATTTGTGTATAGGTCAACTGATAGAAACCATTCTGTGCATATCCTGTTCCCCTTGCAGATGCCCAAGTTCTATATGTTGCCCTTGTTTGACTTGCAGTAGGTTTCTGACCACTGACTGAATACATCTTGTTTCCAGTGCAATATCCTTTATATGCACCATAATAAAATGCATCCCTGTCACCTTCAGATGCCCTTGAAAATGGTTTATAACAGAATTCACTGTTGTCAGGTTCATCTGTCATTTTGATTGTGATGGTGCTTCCTGAAGTCACCATTGAATATCCCCTTTTAGGGAATTCAATCATGACATCATTTCCAAGTGTTGTGATTGGTGCATCAGTTCCATCATCATACTTGGTGAAATCATCCCTGTCCAAATATCCAAGAACTTCACCATCCTTGAACAAACAAGGTTTATATCCCAACCAGTCTTCAATTTCCTGTTGTGTCATTCCAACTGCATCATCAGTATATGTCACCATACTTTCAGGACTGGAATTTGACAGGTCAATCTGAAGACCAAGAACCTTCCATGATTTCATTGTCATAGTGTAAACACCATAATACTGAATTGACATGGACTGTGTTTTTCCAGTGACAGGATTGGTGAATGTCCATGTTCCTACATTTGGAAGTGCAAGTGTGACTTCCTGTGTGTCAGGAACAATCCCTGAAACCTGTGTGGTTCCATCTGTTGCAACGATTGTCTGACCAACCATTGTTTCATCTGTGGTGATTTCTACCCTTAACAACTGACCAAGGGTCTGATTCATTCTGTTTTCCATGTCATCAAGAAGTTCTTCACATGCTTCACCTACTTCCTGAAGTGTTTCATCCTGAAGATTCTTCCAAGACCTGACTGTTTCAAACAGTTTGACAGGTGTCTGAATGGTCAGACCATCAAAAGGAACCCTGTACAAAGGCATTTCATTCACCAGTTCATTTCCCTGTTCTGTGATGTCCCCTGTGATGAATTCAGGGTCAACAGGGTTTGAATCAACAGATGTTCCCTTGATAACCTTGAAGAAGGCATCTTCAACACCTGTGGTGGAATCCTTTTCATAATGGACAACAATCAGGTCATGTCTTTTCAATCCCTGTGTTCCATTGTCAAAGGTCAATTCTGTGTATGTGTTTTCAATCTGTCTGATGTGTCTTCCCTGCATCTGAATGTCACCATCCAACACCCTGACCTTTGTATTTGAAATGATTGATGCACTGAATCTGTTTCCCCTATCAAGGACAAACTGTCCACCACCCATCATTGCAATGTTGAAGGAACCATGGTCTGATGCAGTGACATGTTCCCTTCCCTGATAACCTGTGACTAAATGTAAACTCATAACTATTCACCTACCTTGTGTTCAATCTTGATTTGATTCTTGTTTATAGTGACAATTTTCTTGATGATTGGTTTGGACATTGTGATTCCTGTGACCAATTCCTTTGCACCAACAATGTCATCAATGTCATATTCTTGGGATGCATCCAATTGAAGTTCAAGTTTTCCATCATTCATTGCTTCTTCAAGTGTTTCCCTTCCAAGTTTGTCCAATTCTTCAAGGGATTCCACATTTGCATTGTCATACACATCTGTGACTTCATCCAGTCCAAACTGTGTCTGAACTGAAGAAATGGTTCCTTCTGTGTCAACATATAGATGAATCACTTCCCTGTCTTTCAGTTCACCCCTTCCAAGACATATCAGATGATTTGTTGGTCTATAATTCTTTTCAATTACAAATTTGATTTGGTCTGAATCAAATTCATCATCCTGTGAATAGTCCACAATAGGAAGTGCAGAAATTTCCATCTTCCCATCTTCAAAGACAAAGTGAAGTTTTCCATTCACTGTCTTCAACATCTTCCTGATTCCTGTATATCCTTTCACATATCTGTTGAACTGATAGGATGGAAGAATCAGTCCTGAATCTTCACTGGATGCCCTGAAAAGGTCTGTCAGTCCAAGTCTTGCAAGAATCTGACCAAGAACCTGATTGCATTCACCTGAAACAGTGAAATAATCTTCACCAACATCAGGTTCAACAACCTTTCCTTCAAGAAGACCATGCCAAGTTCTACCACCATAGACAATCAACCTGTTGTCTGTTTCAACCCTGATTCTGTCCACTACACCACCATATTCAGTTCCTTCTGCATAGATGATATAACCTTTGTCACAACAGTGGTTTGCAGTGGACACCTTGCATTCAAAATTGTTTTCATCAGCACCAAATGCAAGGTCAAGAATTGGATTCAGGAACACACCTTGGTCTTCCATCCTTTCATTTGCATAAATCAAGTCCATTTTGGTTCACTTCTTTCTTCATACAAAATGACATCAAATCCATAATATCCATCCCATGTGACAATGTTCTGTCCTGATGGAATCGGTTGAAAGATATATGAATTTTTATTTCTTTTATTGAACACATTTTCTTCTGTTCCATCATAGTGTGTCAGAATGATGGTCTTTGTCAGACTGTCAATTGACAGGTGTTCATTTTCACCAATGTCTGCATTCACCTGATAGGTGTGACCTGCAATGTGAATGACTGGATTGGTACATGCACCATAAATTATCAACTTGAATGCAGATGCAACAAAACCTGTGTTGTTCAAGGTCTTGTTCAGCATTTCTGAAGTATAATCAAAAGGATAATCATAGTTATAATCAAAATTTCTTTTTCCTGTGACTATCCCTGAATTGACCACAACATTGTCATCACTTCCACCTGAAACAGTTGGTCTGAAGACCACTGTTGTTTCCTTTATCCAAGAAGGGAAGTCTGTTGTCATGGTCAAGTTGGTTTTTAACAACCTTTTGTCAACCAAGTATTTGTCTTTTGAAGAACCTGTCAGGAAACATTTGCAATAATAGTCACCAACAATCAATTTTCCATGTTGTGCAACCAAAACATCCTTTTCAATGACTTCAAAAAGTCTGTTTTTCACTGCAAGTCCTTCAGATTCAGTCTGACATCTGATGAAAACAGGAATGGACTTGTTCACAATTCCCTTGGTGAATTCTGAAATCCTGTCATTTGCACTGACTGCATCCCAGTCATAATCACGCAAGTCATTTTCATTTGCAAAAAGTCCATCCTGTCCAAACTCTAATACTTCATTGACATGGTTGATATATTTAATTTTTTCTAACATATCAGACCACCGCCTTCACAAGTCTTGCAAATTCCCTGTTGTTGATGTCAAAATGCATCTTTTCAAGTGCTTCAACAAACTTCTTCACAAGGTCTTTGTCCATGTCCCTGACTGCTTCAACCAGTTCCTGAAGAATTTCCACAAGTGCATAGTTCTGACTTGCAACTGCTTCAGAAACATATCCCTGAAGAACATCAATTGGTGCAACTGCTTCTGCACCTGCTTCACCACCAACCTTTGCCCTACCAGTTGAAGGGTCATAGTCAAACAGTGTTGGTTGTGTCAACACACCACCTTTTGCATACCAGTCAATTCCAAAAGAAGGAACTGAAGGTGGATTCAGACTGAATTCACCACTGATTGAAAAGTGTGGAAGTTTCAAATGTGGCAAAGACCATTCAAAATTGAAGAATCCTTTGATTTTTTCAATTGCACTGGACACAATATTCTTTGCACCTTCCATCACACTGGAAATGGTGTTCTTGATTGCATTGAAGATGTTTGTCACAGTGTTCTTTGCTTCATTGAAACCATTTGTGATGGTGGTTTTTATAGTAGTGACCACAGTTGAAATTGTTGTCTTGATTGTGTTCCAAATGGTCTGTATATATGACCACACTGCATTCATGATGGTCTGAATTGTTGTCTTGATTGCATTGAAGATGTTTGAAATGGTCTGTCCAATTGCAGAAACCACACTGAAAACAGTGTCCTTGATTTGATTCCAAACAGTAACCATCACATTCATCACATTTTGGATGACAGGCATGATTGATTCAAATGCAGTATTCAAAACACCTGAAATCAGGTCACACAATGCAGTGATTGCAGGAACCAAGAAACCTTCAATAATTCCCTGAACCAGTTCACTGATAATTGCAATCAGTGGTGGAAGAATCATGTTCAACAACTGAACCAAAGGTTCAAGAAGCATCACCAACAGGTCAATGAATGGTTGTAACAATGACAAAATAGGTTCCAACAGTGGCAACAATGGTTCTATCAGTGAAATCAACAATGGAAGAATCATCTGCACAATCTGAACAATTGGTGGAAGTAACATCTGCACCAGTTGCACAATGACAGGAAGTAATGCTTCCACAATTTCAGTCACAGGTGGAAGAATCTGTTCTAATAGGTCAAACAGAATTGGAAAAATCTGTTCCCCTAAATCCATCAAAGGTGGAAGAAGTCTGTCCAACATTCCTGTCAGGATTGGTGACAGTCTTTCAATAACCTTTGAAATATAAGGAATTGCCTGTT